TACTATACCGCGTGGGTGTCCCGAAGAAAACTAAAAAAAAATTTTTTACTAAGTACATTTATTATGAGATCACGTACTTATTGTTATACTTCATTCAAAGAATCTGAACCATTCGTCGATATCAACCAGATAGTATTCCAAATACATCAATTGGAAATCTGTGAAACTACAGGTCGTCCACACTGGCAAGGTATAGTCGCCTTCCCCAATGCCAAAGCGCCAGTTGGAGTCAAGCAATACTTATGCGACACCTCAGCGCATATCGAGTATACCAAGAACATCCCTGCCTCCATCGCCTACTGCACCAAGGAGGAGACGAGGGTCGACGGCCCTTTCTCCTATGGTACCGTCCCCGACCTCGAGCCCGACAACTGGTGGCAGCAACTATCCGACGTACAACTTTGGACAGAGCACTCCAAGTGGATGCTCAGGAACTACAATGGCGTCGCCGCCTTCCGAAAATCCATTAAGTGCGTTTACGCTCCAAGGGCAACTCCAACGGTCATTTTACTATTTGGGGAGACTGGATCTGGAAAGTCCCGAGCCGCTAGAGAACTGGCCGGGGATGAGCTCTACCCCAAGCCCATGGGAGCTTGGTGGGACGGATATAGAGGACACAGAGTCGTCCTCTTCGACGACTTCTACGGAAACGAGCAGTACTCGGACCTCCTCCGATGGCTCTCCGAATTACCGATCTCGGTACCATACAAGGGAGGGTTCACACCGCTCCTCGCAGACCGGTTCTTCTTCACCTCTAACGCCCATCCTAGAGACTGGTACCCAAATATCCCAGATAAGTCCGCCCTCTGGAGAAGAGTGACTAAGATTTATGAATGTTTTTTAGATAGATTTTTAATATGTGATAAAAAAAGCACACTTATTTAACACACACAAAAAAATATCGACCCGAAAGAGTCGATACCATATGTAAACCATAAACCCGATACCCCGTATGTTAAGGCGCTGGAACAACATAAGCGGGTGTAGGACCACAAGGAAAACAGACATCACCTGGATCAGGTGGTCCAGTATAACCAGTTGTATGTATCACATCAAAATCACGACCAGCACCACCGCCAGGAACACCAACTTGATCAATCACATTGGTCGGTATAGACTGAATATTAGCCATATTCAAACCACCAGTGAGATCTTGGAAAGCACCAAGAGGCTTGCGACCTCTAAAACGCCATGTAATTTTTATTCTAACCTCAACTTCATCCGAAAGCATAGCCGATTGGTTGTCAATATAAATCCAACCTAACCAAAGACCGTTAGACGAAAAGGTATTAGAATTCGAAAAACCAGAAACAGACGTAGAACCAGGCAAAGGAATAAGACCAGTAGTTGAGAAACGTGTACCAAGTGCCGGTCCCCCAAACTAGCATCAGTTTGTTGCCACGGCATCCTAGTCCAACTTTGTACCGCATAACCAGGGAATTTTTGCGTAGTGCCAGCCCAACTATTATCTGTTACAATCTGATTAGGCGGAACACCACCAATAGTAGCAAGAAAATCATCCAACGGTCGATTAATCAATTTCATTTCAATACAACGTTGCCGAATAGGACAAACACTCCACATGGCTGTTAACATTCGCGCAGACTTAATCTGACGCGGATGCTGAACAGGTAAATCTGTAGTCGACCAAGGAACCCAGTAAATATCATTAGTTTCTTCACGTCCAGCAGCAACTGTGTTACCACCGGTAGCTGATTCAAAAACAGAACATGGAGGACGACGCCTCCTAAGAGCCACCAAACACCTTTCAAGACGATACTCTTTAAAGAACTGGAAGAATTGAGAAGGAGTCACACTATTAGCTATACTCAATGGCAAATACCGAGCACCATCTGCAAAACTGGTAACCATGGAAAACTCTCTAGAAGTAACCGTTGGTATAGCATGATGAACTCTTTTAACTCCACCACGACCAAAACGTCTCCCAAAACGACGACGACCATGACCAAATCGAGATTTTCCAGCCCGAAATCTATGAGTAGGACGGCGTAAAGGACGGCGACGACGACGTCGGATGATTGAACCGGCGAAACGACGTTTAACCATGAAAGGATTATCAATAGACTGTATATTCTTACGGGACTTCTTAACGCTCCTTTCAGCTTCAATAACTTTATGAACACCGTACGCTTTTGCGATATTTTTCGCAACTTTATAGCCTTGAATACCGTATCCTACGCCTCTCACAACGTCTTCCGCAAAGCCTCTTGGACCACCAGGGTAGGTCTCTAGCCTCTGTATGCCACGCGCAATCAACGGCCAAACTCTTGGGATAACACCCAAAGACATACAATTTATGTAAAAAAAATTTTCCGTGCACACGCACGCGGGTAA